TTCGCCGCCGCCTAGCGAGTACGCCGATCACGCCACCCACACAGCCCATGGGGTTGCCGTCTGCCACCCCGACCCCGCCGCCTGGCGGGCCGCAACCACAGGGCGCCGGGATGCCCACCGATACCCAGTTGGAACAGTTGATCCGTTCCCTGGTGGGTTCAGAGGGGAATCCTAGGAAGATGCCACGACCCGAGTTGCCGCTGCCTGGAGATCCGAGAGGTCGTCCGGGGGCGATTGGGGTGGCTCGACCTGGGATGGGACCGAACCCGCAACCTATGCTGGGTGGTCCGAGCAATTCCCTGCGGCGTAGAGGGAGATAGCGTGCCATGCCGTCCAAGGCTGAGAATCTCGTCACCTATACGACCGATTACAACCGCCTGCGGACGCAGAAGTCCCGCGAGGTCGGCTCGGTCGAACTCCGTATCCTGACCAATCTCGCCTTCGTCTCTGGCGAACACTGGGTGGGGAGTAGCGCCCGGAAACTCTTCACCCGTAAACGCGACCCCAATAAACTCCATCTGGTCTTCAATCTACTCAGCCAGCTGCTCTACAAGATGCTCGGGCGCCTGACCAGTATCGCGCCGGTCTTCAAGGCCCGTGCCGATAAACAGGACCCCCAGTCGCTGGCAAAAACTGAGGTCGTCAATAAACTCATCAAGGCTCTCGATGAAAAGCTCGACCAGCCCGCCCGTACCTGGGAACTGCTCTGGTGGATGGCGATTGGCGGCGTGGCCTTCGAGCATGTCCCGTGGGTCAAGGATGTCACCATGGAACCGCTGCCGCGGTTCGACCCTCTCACCAATGAACTTCAGTGGACCGATACCATCTCTGGGGAGACGGTGCCCGAATCCGCCCGGCAGGAGCGCCTCGCGCAGGGCGCCCCCAAGGAACAGTTCGTGGTCATCGAGGATATGGTCCTGGCCGGGGATGTGGGCAGTGAGGTCCTCAGTCCTCTGCAGGTCTTTATCGACGCCTCGGTGCGGTCCATTGCGGATCTGTCTCCCGATCAGGCCGTCTATATCGCCAAGATTCGCACCACCGGCTGGATCAAGGCCAACTACGATGTCAGTGAGACGACCCTCCAGAACCTGAAGGATACGGCGGAAGTGCGGATTCTCACGACGGATCTCAATTCGCTGGGGGCTCCCACCGGAGCGGTCCACCTGCAGGATCTGATTCCCCGCGTCCAGGGCACCCGGGACAAGAAGGACCCGGATCTGGCCGTGGTCGTGGAACGCTATCAGCCCATCTCCGAGGAGAACCCCCGTGGGCGCTACTCGGTCTTCGTGCCGGATGAAGAGATCCTGCTCGATGAAGACAGTCCCTACGAGTCCATCCCGCTGGTGGATTTCCACTGGGCGCCGACGACCCTCAGTTTCTGGAACAGTGATTACATCTCGGACCTGATTCCCCCGCAGCGGTTTCTCAACAAACGGCTGTCCCAACTGGGCGAACAGTCCAATGCGTCCCTCTATGCCAATGAACTCCTCGGGCAGGGCATCAAACGCGAGGACATCCCCGCCGATTACCCGGCCCCGATTGAAAACGGGCTGAACGATCAGGGCGTGAAGATGATTCAGCGCCGGGATCCGCCCCAACTCCCAACCTGGTACATGCCGTCCATCGACCTGACCGTCAAACTCATGCGGGAAATTGCCGGTGGGGTGGATCTGTTTCAGGAACAGAAATTTCCCGGCCAGTTGCGCGGTCCCATGGCCGTCCCCATGCTGCAGGAGATGATCGATACCCAGTGGGGCAATCTCTACCTCCACATCGGCAAGCAACTCTCGGCGGTCAAGGATATGCGGATCAATCGGGTCAAGCAGTACTACCCGCCCTTCCGCACCCTGCACTATACCGACCGATCGATGCGGGACGAGGTGTTTGTCTTCCAGACCTCCGAGATTCTCCAGGCGGGGACGGATTATTCGGTCACCGTCGAGCGGGGCAGCCTGATTCCTGAGTTCCGCGCCCTCCGGGAAGCCCGGATCCGCGAACATCTCCAGTCGCCGCTCAGTGTGCTCTATATGGACGAGCGCACCGGCCGGATCGACAAGGAAAAGATTGCCGCCGACCTGGAGATGGGCGATCTGGGCCGTGAGAGCAGCGAAACTACCTACCGGAAGCTCGGCATGGCCCTGGTCGAGCGATTGTGGCAGGGGGAACCGATTCCCGAGCATCTGCCCATGCCGTTCTGGAACCTGCGGGTCATCATGGACGAACTGGAGTCCCAGATGGCGACGACCGAGTTTCTCTCAGCCTCTCCCGAGCTCCAGCAGGGGTTTGTGTCCTTCTGGAACCGCTGCCGCCAGATCCTCATGCAGGCGTCCGAACGCCGGTCGGAGGGGATGCAGCAATCCCAGATCCAGGGCGCCGTGGCGCAGGCTACCCAGCAAGCCGCCGCCAAAGCCGCCGCTGAAGCCGTGGACATGGCGCTCGATCAGGTCAGGGCCGCCGAACAGGTGGCGCCGCAAGCTCCGCAGCAACTCATGCAAGCCTTCGCGCAGCAGCAACAGGGGCCGAGAGGGCCGCAGTAATGAAACGCCGATCAGCCGCCACGAGCCAGAAGGGACCCGTCTCGCGCCGCAAGGTGTCGGTGGTGATGCAGGAATATAAGGACGGCGACCTGAAGTCCTCCAGTGGGCAGACGGTCACCAACCCGAAACAGGCGCAAGCGATTGCGTTAAGTGAGGGTCGGCGTGTGCTAAAGAAGAAATGACCCAAGAACACTTAGACATCAGGGTGATGTCTGCTACACTCAGCAGGACTGCCTGAGATCGACTCAAGGCGAACACGTTCGGGGAACACCGCGCTCGCACTCGCCGGCAGGCGAACACGCGGGCGACGACTCCACGGGCACTCGACGAGGTGACACATGGCAGAGGAACTGGACGGCGCTCCCGTTGACGAGAGTGCTGCAAGTGAACCCACAGGAGACGGCGCCGAAAGCGCAGGAGGCAGATGGTCACCCGAGGTTCAGGCCGAATATACAAAGAAAACCCAGGCGCTCGCTGAAGAGCGGAAGGCGTGGGAATCCCAGCGCAGCCAGCAGAGCCAGCAGCTGCAGCAGTATGCCCAGCAGGTGCAACAGCAGGGCGCTGCCTACCAGCAGCAGGTGCAGCAGGGGCAACAGCAACAGGCGCAGGGATCCCAGCAGTCCATGCTGGATCAGTTACGGGGAATGTCGTATCTGGACGGCAATACAGCGGCTCAACTGGTGGAACGGCTGGTCGGGGAAGGCATTACGCCTCTCCAGAAGCAACTCCAGCAGCGCGACCAGGCTCTGGCGACAATCTATCAGGATTACAAGACCCTGAGAGACACGGTCGGGTCAGCGCAGGGGAAACAGGCCGAACGGGACCTTGATACCAGATTTCTGGAACTCCGCGACAAACACGGACTCCCTGACGAGGATGTCGTGCATGAACTCATGAAGGATGTCTACTATTCGCATGAGGGCGACGACCTCAACGACCAATATCCCGACATGCTTGGGAAACGGGTGGACGGGTTGCGGAAGGTGTTTCGGGAGATGGACCGGAAAGCCGCCATTCAGGCTAAGGACTCACCCTTTCCTTCACGGGGCGGGGAATCCTCACTAGCCAGCGGCAAGACCGGCGGCTACAAAACGCCCGAGCAACGCACAAACGAACTCTGGCCCATGTTGAATCCTGGGCAGACGGAATAGCGCCACCTCCTGAATCGTGGCCGAGGCCACGGGTAGGAGAATCATGGCGAGTACCACTGATGTCATCGAAGCCCTGAAGTATACCTACGGGGTAGATCAGGTCCTCTATCTCGTCAATCAGGAAGTCGTCTGCTGGAATATGTTCCAGAAGCTGGCGAAACCGGTTGGCGGGCGTGGGCAATTCATCATGCCGATCATGGTGAAGAACCCCGGCGCATGGACCGGGTTGTCGGAAGGCGCCGCCCTCCCGTCGAACCTGAACCCCGACACCACCGAAGCGACGTTCTCCCTCACGGAATTTGCGGGACTCTACAATATGTCCTGGAAACTCCTACAGGATGCGCGGAATTCCAAGTTTGCCTTTCAGACCGCGCTCAAGATGATGGAGGCGGGGTTCAAGCGTCGTGTCCTGAAGCTCCTCAATGCCGATCTCATCTCGGACGGGTTGGGGAAACTGGCTGTCTTGCCGGCGGCGGACAATGACACCACGATCACCGTCAATGCCCTCCCCAGCGTGGATGTGGGTCTGGTGGTCGATGTCATGGACGCCAGTGACAACAACACCAAGATCGGGGACTCCCGCACGGTGTCGGCGATTGATACGGTCAACCGCACCATCACCATCAGCGGGGCCTCCCTGAGTGGCACGGCCGCTGGGGACTACTTTGTCATTCAGGACACCGTCGCTACCGGATATTCGTACCACACCAACGGCCTGCTCGGGATCATTGACGACGCCGATCTGCCCGCACCCAAGGGTGACTTTGGGGGCATCGACCGCGGCACG